CCTTGGAACGAAGCCTGGAGTTATAAAATGAATGAAGAACTAAAAGATATGTTAGAGAGAGCTGTATGGACTTTCATAGAAGCCTTTCTAGGTGCATTAGTGATCAGCCCAATGGTAGGAATAGAGGCATCAGCCCTTGAAATTGCTGCTATATCTGGTGGTGGTGCTGCATTATCAGTCATAAAGACATTCGCAAAGAAAAAAATAAGCTAAGAAACTGTCATAAAATCTGATTATACTAAGCCTTAACAGAAAGGCTGCGTATGAAGAAAGACAAAAAAGACTTAGGCAATAACTATTTTAAGTCAGGTTGGCAACCATCAGCAGAGTTTGATGAGTCCACAGGCTTAGGAGAGATTACACATATAGGGCAAGACCCTAATTACAAATCTAAATTTGACACTATCTTAAAAGATTGGGGCTTTGATCCAGAACATTACGAGATAGATGGCAAAGTTAAAGCATCATCTTGGAACACACAACTTAAAGGTGGTACAGTTGAAACCTTTTATGCGTTCAAAGGAGTGGTCAGAAGGCGACATCCACAGCGTGATGAGTGGTATGACAAGCTACTTAAAGAAGTATCAAAGAAGAAACCACTAAAGAAAAAGAAGATTAAGAGTGATTTAGCGTACATCTTTACGCTTAGTGACTGGCAACTGGGCAAAGTTGACCTTGGTGTAGAGAAAACCCTTGAGAGGTACGACAAGGCACTTGAGAGAGCAGTAGCAGAGGTTAAGCAACTAGGTAGCGTAGATGAAATTTATTTGCTTTCTATGGGCGATTTGACCGAGGGCTGTTATGGATTCTACGACTCACAACCACATAATGTATCGTTAAATCTATCTCAACAATATCACTTAGCAAGAAAGCTCATAATGAAAACTGTTGATACATTTCTACCCTATGCAAACAAGATTGTACTGTCTGGTGTACCTGCTAATCACGGAGAGATGGCTAGATCAGGCAAAGGACAGGTCGTGACATCACGATTAGATAACTCTGACACTATGCACTTAGAGATATGCCAAGAGATTATGGAACAGAACCCACGATACAAGAAAGTAAGTGTGTCCATACCAGAGGGTTTCCACCATACAGTAGATATAAAAGGATTAACTGTTGGATTTACTCACGGACATATGCACAGTGGAGGTACAGGACCAGAAGGAAAGATAATGAAGTGGTGGCAAGGACAAATGTTTGGTGACTTTCCAGTAGGAGATGCAGAGATTCTTATTACAGGACATTTTCATCACCCTCGTATGATGCAGCAAGGTAACAGAACTTGGTTTCAATGTCCATCTATTGATGCAAGTATAGACTTTACTGCACGAACTGGTATGTGGAGTAAGCCTGGAGTGTTAACTTTTACTATTGATAAAGATGGTTGGGATAATTACAAGATAGTTTAGACAGAGTACATACCATACTTAACAGTAAGCTCTGATCCAGCAGGTATAATTTCCTCTGTAAATAAATAGCGTGTCATCTTACCTGTAATTTTACAGTTAGGTGTTTCGCTATGATTAATAAAACCACCAAGAGGTGTACGCAGTAGGTTGTTATCTTCACCAAACCAATGTGCGTGTGTCATACCTAGTGACTCGTATGGTTCTAAATCCTTTAAGGTAAATAGACCTAAGCCCTCTATCTTACTTGGTTGAATAGTAAGGTATTCAGGTAAAGGTCTATACATCTTCTTCTATTATTTCTACTTCCATAGGTATATGGAGTGGTGGATCTATAAATTCTATATCTTTATACTCACCAGAATTAGAAACAATTATTTTAATTTTCATTCTTCTTCTTGTGTTACTTCTTTATTAGTAATAGTCATAGTTTCAAGAGGTAAGATTGCAGCAATCTCTTGTTTACCATCTGGTTTATTAAATATAATTGTTTTAAAACTACCTCTCTTCTCTAACTCTGCTAATAGTTCTAGCATATTTACTTTAGATAAGTCTGTCATATCTTCCTTCCATACTGTTCATATAAATAGCCTACCTCTTTTAACACTGCTTCATTGTGTTCAAAGGCAGTTGTTTGTGGCATCTCTTTGATTTCCCAACCAAAGTTGTAACCACTTGCAACTAAGTCATTTATATTCCAAGTAATAATTTTAGTCTTGTGTTCTGTAAGATAGATAAACTCTTTACCTACCTCTATTGCTTTGTCATAGTTTGCTATAAGTTTAGCTCGTTCAATGAGCCAAGGATTATATTTCCTATCTCTTGATTTAATCTCCATTAAATACTGCTTGTTCTCACAATCATAATGAGAGTATTGATTAGCACATTTCTGTAAAGCATCCATAACAGGAAACATCACATTAAGTCTGTTGATAATTTCTTCTTCTGTCAATGTACATAACCTTTCTACACTCTTCGCAGTAATTATTGATTAAGTTAGTTGGCTCACCGAACAAGTCAAGCTCACCTATATTACAACTAAGACACCTGTTCACGAGCCGTCTTTAAGACTCCAAGTTTCTGTGTCAACCCAATCAAAGATGTTACCTTTGTTAATAGATCCATCTGCTAATGCTGATTTTGCTTTTGCAGCAAGTTCATCATCTCCATTGTCAATAGCTTTAGTAAGACAGTTGTTAAATGTATTCATCTGCTTCTCACTAGGTTGCTCTTGCATCCAAGGTCCTTCTTTTACTTCTCCCACTTCTTCCTCCTTATTATCCGACACCTTTGCATCAAGTACATCTATGATGTTATTGATAGTGTCTGTGTTTCCTTCTCGTTCTTTGTATTCATCTGCGTAGTTAGTAACAAATGTTTCTACATTGTCTAAGAATGTTTTGATTGTACTTTCTTTCCAGGTAGCAACATCTCCTGTTACTTTTGCTTTTAGTTTGGTCATCTCCATAGAGGTTTTCCAACACTTGTTAGCAAAGTTCTTGTCCTCATTACAGGATATAAATACCATCTCTTGTAATGCTTCTTGTGTTATTTTTGGTGGAGGAGGTTGTGCTACATCTTTAGCAAAGTTTTCCTTAGCTTTCTTTAAAGCCTCATCCTCTTTTTCTATGACCTGATCTTTAACTGTACCTGTCTTTTGTATTGGTTGTGGTGCAGAGTAATGTTCTTCCTCTGTCACACCACCTGTCCATAGTTCCAAGCCAATACCAAATCGCATACAACATCTCTTGATCCCATCTGATACTGCAAGTTTAAGTACTTCGCTTTCAGTTATGTTTCTTTTCAATGCGTTGCTATCTACATCTCCAACTTCTTCCATAGTTCCTAAGCCATCTATCTCTAGTATGCACTTAGCACCTACCAACGCACCATCTTTATCTCTTAGTGGCTCGTATTTAAAGTTGTACTTACCTGGTATTACATCAACTAATCGTTGTGTGTATATGTGGTGTGGTACATAGTCGCCGAACTTACCTTGTGGTGCTTTCTTTACAACACTCTTAGGGAAGTCTTTAGTTAGTTTTTTTAATGTTTCTTTATCCAATTTTATCTCCTATTTTCCTACATTATAGTTACTAAGTATGACAATATCTACTAGACTGAAACTGATAAACAGATTATTCAATGTTTATTTCCTTTCTGAAGTAGATAACCTCTAGCAATAGAGGTTGTTTACTTAATATCAAAATACATACCATCAAACTTTTTGATAGCATCAGAACATTCTTTACCCATAGCACATAAAATACTAGGTGCTTGTGCAGAACCTTTGCCTACACCATCAAGTAAAAATTTCACACGACCTTTTTTAAATAGAACACTATCCATTTGTGGAATATATTCGTGAAACCATTTAGTGTCTGATCTGGCAAACAATAATGCAACACCATTGCCATTATCTATAAATTTTTGCAGCCATAAACCCATTTCGTTTCTTGTGTATGGTGGATTTAACCACACCTTACCATACCAATCTTGCTTCAGTCCATCATCTTCTTTTGTGTACCAATTTATAGCTGGTAAATAAACTGGTTGATTATTTGGACTAGCTGGATCTAAATCAAATACTAAATCAAGTGTTTTAAATATTTCTGGTGGTGTGTACCACTCAACACTTTCGCTTTGTCCTGTGTGTTCTACAAATCCCTGTTTCATTTGACAATCCTATGGATCATTTGTCTAGTTAGTTCAGTAGTCGTTGCTAATGACTGTGCTGATATGCCTACATTGTATAGGTCTTTGATTGCCTTATCTCTTAACTCTTTGTATATTTTATTTAGTTCTTCTAATCCTGATAGCTCATTCAAGCTCTCTTGCAGTACTAAATATAACTTCTCTTTCTCTTGCTTGTCTACATTCTCGCTAATGTTCTCTTGTGCTTGTTGTAATAGTTCCTCCATTACATATCCTTTCTGATCTGGTCTAAAAATTCTTGTGATAATCCCTGTGATTTTCGTTGTTGTTCTTCTAAGCGTACTCGTTTATAAAACTTGTATCTATATATTAATTTACTAAACATACTTCCTTTCTGTTATTTAGTTGTGTTTATATTGTACTGTCTGCTCTTTTAAGAGTGACAATAAATGATCCCATTTGACTTTCTTGGCTCACAACTTCTAATCTATTTCGCCTACAGTATCGTTCTACCTCGCTTGTGCTAGGGAAGATACGAAAGCTCTTATTAAAAGCTACGACTATCTGCCTACAATCTCGTGGCATATCAATCTTTATCATAAATAACCTTTCATTTCAGTATAAACAGAAGTTTACAATAGCGTGTAAACTTATTTGACTTTCTTATTTTCTAATATATCGTAGTGTTCATCACATAAATTGTTATCTTTTTTTGTGTCTTTACAATCACTACAATATTTCATTAAAAATAACCTTTAACTTTATTTATTGCTTTTGTATCTACATATTCAATAACATTATTACAATCTACACAGTCGCTATCTAAGTAATTATTTTCATTCATTACTTTATCGTGTAATTCACATTCAAATATAATCATTATTCTCCCTCTCCTCTGAACATTTCATCAAAACATTCTGGGTGTACCCCATTTAACAGTTGCTCTCGTTCTGCTCTGCTATGATCTGGGAATATATCCTGTATTAATCTGCGTAAGTGTCTTGGTGTTTCAATAAACTCTTTATATTTCTCCTCATCTACCATAACTGTACCTGTCTGCCTACAATGTATACATTCTTTGGTTGTTACTGCGAACATTATTCTTCCTCCTCTAGTAGTTCATCTTCCTGATCTGAACATTCTTCTAGCCAGGAATATAGTTTTAATACCTCTATACATTCTGAGGGTGTAATAGTGTTCTTACCTCTAAACTGTATACCCTCAACAAGTGGTAGTTCTGTATTTAAAGGAGTGCAATCTCCTGCTAATATATCCCACTTGTGTTCGTTGTATATCTTTATAGATTTAACTGCAACATCTACTAAACGAACATTATGTCGTGGGTAAAAGTTACCCAGTAAATGTGCTTTTAGTCCTTGTTCTAGTTCAAGTTCTGCTATTAATTCTTTTAACTTCATTAATCCACCAACATTTCTAATAGTTCTGCTTTGCTATGTAGTTGCATACACATAGAACATATACCATTGTGCATACTTATTGTTGGATAACTTTCTTCACACATTCTACAAGCCATTATTTTTCCTCCCCTATTTCTGTAACATCATAGTCTGGCAATTCTAAGCAATCGCTCCACCACATTGTTACTGCATCTTTAATATCTTCTTCTTGACATTCAAAATCAACATCAAAGTTAAATGTAATTTTATATCTAGCCATTATTCTTCCTCTCTTTAATTAACCTACCTACATTGTAACTACTATGTTACAGTTATGCAACAACTTACCTACATTTTCTATGTGCCTACAATATCGTTAGATAGTTTTGATCTGCCTACACTTTAGCTTTATTGATCCATAGAAAAAACCCTAGCTAAAAGGGGATAACTAGGGTTTAATCTTGTTGTTAGTTACTTTTAATTATAATATTCTTGTTGCTCGTTTATTGCTACTTCTATTAAATTATATAATTTCTTTTTAGTTTCTATTTCTTTTGATTGCTCGGCTATTTCTTTTAGCTCGTGCCTAATCATAATTAAAAAATGTTCCATTACTTCCCCCAAACTTCTGGAAATAGTCTTTTATATTCCCTTATCATTCTGTACTGTCTTACTTCGTTTAATGTGCCTACAATAGCCATTCGTAAGACTACTATAAACCCTATGGAGATTATTAATCCCTCTATACTATACATTTAATTAACCTCCGTGCAGTTGTT